CTATAGATTTGCGAGCCATTTTTTCCCGGATTTTGTGTTAAGCCAAACAGCTATAATAGAACCTATCACAGCCATTACCGCAAATAAAGATATTAATGCTTCCATATAATTACTGTTTTATTATTTTATAACCTATGTATGAAAATATATAGGTAACAAAAATACCTATAAGTATAAGTATCCAATATTCTACTTTTTCTTGTTGTGTCGCAACAGAAACGACACTTCCTACCACTAATGCAGTAAAAGATATTTTTGCTAAATCATAAAAGAACTTACCAAGCGTTTCCCGACTTGTTTTCTCTTTTTCTTTAACTTCCTTCTTTACTTCCTGTTGTTCACTCCAACTTCCCATTCAAATTGAGATTTATTGCAAATATACGAAAATCAAACAATAAACAATAACATAAACCATTTATTTAACACACTTCACCCTTCGGCAAATTGGCCAGCACCTCATCTATGAAAATTGATCGGTAGTGCGGGCATTCCAGCACTCCCTTTTGCTTCGCTTCCCGATACACTCTGGAAAAGAGCTTTGCTTTCTCCTGGATTGTTGCTGGAATCTCTTCAATGGGCGTAGACAGAAATCGGCATCCCCACCCTTTGCATGAAGGTGAAAGCCTACAGTGTTTTTGATTTTTCCACTGACATGAACAGTCATATATGCTTTGAATCATATATAATAAAACTCCAATGTTCACATTGCAGCACTAACAATACATTTGCTAATGCTGCAATTATTTTTAATTAATCTTCTAGAACTTTTATCCTATTCCTTATGTTCGTACATATCGATCGCCTTAAAGAATTCATCCTCATAGTTATAAATATCATCAAGGCTTTCAATAACGTGTTTCACATCTTTCTTGTTTTCGTCAATAAACTGAACTACTATACCTAGCCAAGCATAATCTAACATTTTCCAGAATAGTCATATTATAAATCCCCCTTTAATGCACTATCTTTGATTTCTGCTTTAATATTACAATCTTTCAATATCTTTTCAACCTTTTTCCGATCTTCATCAGTTGTTCCAGGTCCCATTGTTATTTCTAAATGCTCTAAAACTTCCTGCTTTAATGGAATATAAAGGGCTGTTCTACTCAGCTCCATTCCATTTCTATAAGCAGTACCAAGAGCCAACGGAAAGCTCAAAGGATGATTGCTCATTAAAGCCGGTTCAAACGGTTGTGCATGAATAATGAAACGGCTTTCATTCTGTAATCCCCATTCCCTTTTCTTATAAATGCCAATATTATCATGTTTAAACGCAACTCCTTGATCAAAGCATTTGATAGCTTCTTTATAATATAGCTCAATATTTTGTTCATATTTCACATCAACAAGACCGACTTTATTAATATAAGAACTGACTACAAAATTTTCAAAACAATATTCCCTATTATTATAAAATGATCTATTAACAGTTCCCACATCGTAAGTTTCAAACATATCCTCATCCAAACTTATCCTTACACCTTTATTCCCTTTCCCGTATCGATTCCATAAATCAATATTTTCCATTTCCGACTTAGTCCAACAACTCACAAAAGTATATTTACCTAATTTTATATTCGTATCATAAACCGTTGAGTCATATTTATATTCTGCTTTATCATCCACTTGATCCAAACGATTAAACTTTATACTTTTGTTCTTAAGAATCATTTCTAATGTTTCAATAGAAGTATAATGATGTATTTTCATCTTAAATTTAATTATAAGTTTATCCTATTTTATTTGATCTTTGTAGATTGCATTCTTGGCATAAAAGCTAAAGCTCCCCACACTAGTATCACCGACTTCATTATTACATTGTCTAACGTTTTTTCGTATTAAACAATCATCATCCCATTATAATTCTAATAGTTTTTTTCTATTAGTCCAATTAACGACTACAGACTCCGCTTCATCCGATATCAAGTCAAGATATTGTTTCAATTTTTCAATTTTATATCCTGAAGCTTGATCATTCACAACCGTCACACGCCTATGTATCTGCTTTTTTAGCATTGTCCTATTTATTAACTGGAAATTCATATTAGAACGTCCAATACTACCACGAAAATAAAATTCAGTAGTACCAGTTACGTAATTAAACAATGTAAATCTATCACTTCTTTTAACAACAGCATTAAATTTTATATCCTTATACCTCTCATCAATAAACCCATTAAACGACAATTCCTTCTTATCAAACCCAGCTGTAAGAAAGTTACTCACCTGCGTACGGAATCTCTTTTGCAAATCCTTATCCTTATCATCTTGAAATTTTATAAAAGAAGAACTTACCACGGTTGAAATAAAATTAGACACCTCAAGAACCAAATTTGGTACTAATTCTTTTTTCATTGTAGTTTTATAATAATAAATTTTATTGTTTGATTCCGTCTCACGTATAGAATATTGTTCCTTATAATAAGTGAACAGTCTTAAATAAGACTCATCATCACTATCGAAAAAATTATTATAGTAATTTTCACTAATCCAACCACCATCAGTAATAATGTAATAGCCCTCTCTTTCTGTTAGAAAAACAGAAACAAAGCAATCATTTGTGGTAAAGAAAGGCGTTATTATTTCTATGGTCTTTCCATATTTTTTCACTTTCCACAAAGAACTAAATGACGCTATTATAATCTTTATTATATCTTCCATGATTATTCAATATCAAATTGTACATTTTCTAAAGGATCAATATTTTCTTCCATTTTAAAAGGAAGAACACCTGGGGTCGAAATTAAATCAAAATTTTCAAATTTTATATTGGCCTCCTGCATAAAATGCAAAACACACATAGAAATATCTTCCAAAACTTTTGATTGCTTTTCATCCAACAGCACCTTTGTCTTGTAAGCTATCTCCTTTCCATCAGCTACAAACCGATGAAAATGAGGAGTTGGAACTTGTTGTTCCTCTATAGGAATAGGCAAATTGGAATTCCTATGAGAAGGTCCCGTAGAATCATATCTAAAAAAAGGTCTTTCACAAAAAGGAACACAGCGTAAAATGAATTTAAAATCTTTTTCTTCAGTTTCTTTTTGTTGTATGGTAAAAATTATATCATCTGGTAAGACATCGCTATAAGTAGGAGTATTTTTTTCTTTATAATCCGGTCTGCTATTTTTCTTTTCGTCAAGAACGATTTTGTTATTTAACAAAATTTTCTCTTCATCTATTAAAGAGCAATAGCTTTTATAATTATCTCTAACTTTAATATTGACTTTCATCTTTAGCTTATATAAACATTGTGTTTAAAATGATTCTTATTTAGGAATAACTCTTATAAAATGATATGTAACAGTTCCATATTTTGTTAGAAGATAGTCATTTACATACATTCTTGCTTCAGGATTTAGTTTTTCTTGAGAGTTTGAATTAGACACAAATTCTAGATTCTGTATTTCTCCATTATATTCAAATATAGCTATATATTCTTTCATCATTATCCTATTTTATTTGATTTTTGTAAATTACATTTTTGACATAATAATTAAAGATTCTCCACGCTAGTATTTCCTCCTTTGGAGAAAGGTATTATATGGTCTAAGTGCAGGTTTTCAGTAGAACCGCAATAAACACATCTTCCTCCATCCCTTCTCCAAACTACATCAACGACTTCTTTAGGTATAGGAGGTCGCTTATTTGCTTCCGGAAAGATTTCTCCCTCATCCATTAACTCTTGCAGTGCAGCCTTTTCTAAGTCTTGCTTTCGTTTCTTTGCAAGAAGCTTCTCTTTTATTTTATTTATTGCTCTCCTGTTTTCCAACTCATCAATCCATTTTTTATACTCCATAATACTAGATTCAGACATATCAATATACAATAAATCAGATTCAGCATCAGAAAATAGCACTCCATGCATCTCCCATTCTTTAGCCATATAAGTCAAGACGCCTGAATATTCAGACTTTAGTGAAAAAGATTTTTGACCAATCGGCTTTAAAATGATGAAGTCTCCTGAGCTAATCAAGCATGTCTTATATCCTTCATATAAGATAGCGCGTATAGGAACATCTACATATATACATGTGCATTCTTCATCCGGAACAAAATGAAGATATTTCTTTCCGTTCAGATTTTTCCAGTTGAGCATATTTTTCTTATTTTGCCGACATACACATAAGCACTCGATACACGCCGTACACCTCTGACAAAGGAACGTCAAAGTCCGAGAATTTCGGGTCCGGATTAACCGAATGGCATTTCACATACCCTTCCTTATCACAACACTCATGGAGTTCCTTTACTATAACCCCGTTTGCTGTATCCAGAACATATGTTTTACCCCAGTCTATGAAGATATTAGGGTTTATCTTCTTTATCAAAATACGGGAACCTGAGGGGTATTCAGGTGCCATACTATCTCCATATACTGTAATGGCAAAGTCTACATCTTCAATGGGTGAAATTATAGCCTCACAATTTTGGAGCATTGCGCCTGGAGCCGCAAACCCCGTAAGCGTTCCTCCCATAGCTGACATGGGAAGAAGATATGTAGTGTAGCCTCCCATATCCCCTTTGTTTCGACTATCATTTATCGTACTTTCCAAAAAAGAAGATACAACAAATTTAGCCACGGACTCAGAACCGTATGCTTCTTCCAGCCTTTTTTTCTGTATCGGTTCTAAGTCTCTCATAGTCTTTTCCATTCCAGAGATATTTGACTGCTGACATTTTAGAATCTCTGCCAATTGCTTTTGAGTAAGATTAAAAGCCTGTCTAAATCCTTTCAAATCGTACATATCACTAATATATTAAGCCTATAATGATAATTAAAGTTAATATCAGTGATATTTATAGGCTAATATCATTGATATATCAGTGATGTTAGTATCTTTGCAACATCAAACAATAAACAACAGCACAAAGGAACGAAAAATAGTTCGGAAGTGCAAAAATATTGACTAACTAAAAAGAGGTAAACTCTGTGTTCTTTGATTTATTGATGTTGCAAAATATATAGTATTAACTTTAAAAACTGGAATAGATATGGATGAAGATCAGTACCAGACTATACGCACATCGTTGCAGATAATAGAACTGTTACTTAGTGCAATCATAGGGATTTTACTATTCGATTAAGCCGAATAGGTGATTGGCAAGCGCACCCAATAGAGCAGCGGTCAAATCACGAATGAACCTTTTGATGGAAGTGCGGATATCCTTGTTGCGGTCTTTCCGCTTTTTGCAGGCATATCCGCCTTCCTTTTGAAATTCCGTCCCTTTGGGTGTCATATCAATAGTAAACCTGTATGGCAAATTCGTATGGGGTACAGCCTTGATATATCCTTCCTCTGCCAGTTTTAGGATAATCCGTTTCGTTCTGCCGGGGTTGTCCGTTATATCAGCGAACACACGGTCTGAATAGTGCATGGTGTGGTTATATTCACAGAACATGCTTATGACGGTGAGAAAGAAATCTAAATCATTATCGGTTATGGCATCGCTCTGAGACATAATCATCGCTTCGATAGGGTTTCAAGGGTTTTGGAAAGGTTCTCGATGGTACGTTGCTGAGACTCAATAATTGCCAACAAACTTTCTTCCCTTTTATTAAAGAAATCATGTGTCGCTTCTTTAAAGGTTTTAGGATTGTCTTTGTCCAAGGTTAAATTGATGATGTATTTCGATACCACTTCATCCCCAAACTTGGACTTTAGAATGTTCAGTTGTTCATCCGTTAAATCCCTACCAGATGCTTCTATTGCATAGATATTTCCTTGGGTGCAGTTGAACATTTCAGCCATAGCCATTTGGGTTATTCTCCCATTTTCCTTTCTGAATCTCTTTAAATCGAACATATTATTAATAAATATTAAATACAAGTATTATTTATTGCAATAATAGTAGTAATAATAGTATTAATACTTATATTTGCAACATCAAACAACAACAATAAACAAAGAAAGCAAGTTTGAGTGAGATAACCAAATAAAAGTAATAACTAAAAAGAGGTAAGACAATGAAAAGATTCGATTTACGACAGATTATGAGAGATGCCCACAGAACTTACAAGTATGTAGGCAAGAAACAAGGCAAGACCTTCGGTGAAGTTCTGAAATCAACATGGAAACTGGCAAAACTGAATGTTACAATGCAGGAAGAGCTGGCAAGACAACAGGAAGAAAGAAATAACAAGGTGTTCACTCCGGTCAAAGCAGAAAGAGTCACTTTCAAAGCCGAATGGTCAGACTGCTACAACTCCAACAGCCGTGGATATTTAGGCTCCCAGTACTGCGGAGATTAAGCGGTAACGGCCAGCGAGCCTACCTTTTGATGGGATTACCGCTACTAAATGGAGTTTGACCATAACAAACAGGAGAAGCGACACTCCGCAACAACACATCCCGAAAGACTCGGAACTGGTGACAGCAGAAGCAGACTTGAGTAGGGTTACGGGTGCAGTCCCGGAGGTAACTGAAAGCTGCCGTTTGCGTACTGAGAAAGGTACAATGCAATACGCAATATTCCTGAGTGAACAAGCGGCAAAGGGCGCCAAGCGTGTAAGGGTAAAATAAAAAGAGCGATCATGCCCCGAACGGTTATGCAGTGAAGAACAGTAGCTGACAACTCCGGTGGGAAGACCAGAGAGAGGTTATCGGGGCACAAACTAATAATATCTACTTATGACAATGAAAGCAATAATTGAAAAAATAGTAAAAATACGTCCTACAACCTATGGGTTTATAGGAAAAGATGATACCGGGATAATCAACAAAACCGTTGTCATAAAGTTGTTCACTATCCCGATATACAGGAAAGATATTTTAGTTCAGAAGAATATTTGACAGTTCCTGAAAGCTAAATTCCGTATGGATTTTAGCTCCATTTTGAAATAAGATCAATGTACCTTCATCGGTAGGCTTTACAAGCTGAACTGCACTTGCATTGATGATGCACTTTTCACCATCCACGGTGATTTCAACAAACTTGTTCATAATACTTAATTTTTTGTTTGACACCACAAAGTTAAGTAAATCCCCCAATAAAAGCGTGATGCCGCCAATCGGATTGGTTTGGGGGAAACAAAACTAATACACAATCAAATGAAAGCAATATCAATATTATGCGCAGTATCATACGCGATACTCCTTATTACCATGCGTGATATGGGCGTATGGTTCTGGATAGCATCCGCCGCCTTCGCGGTAACATCATTAGTGATAAGCAACGAACTTGACAATATTGAAAATCAAAAAAAATAAAGCTATGACAACAGTAGAAGAGTTACAAAGCATGACACACGAAGACCTTGTAAGACGTGTACAAGAACTGGAACAAGACCTTAAAGAAGTCAAGGAACAGAGCGACATGTGGCTCGATTCGTTCACCCGCCTACAGGCACGACACGAAAGCAGCATTAATGCTCTAGACAACATTGTTAAACTGACTAAAATGAAGTAAATATGGTAAAAGTAACAGAAAATTGGGCGTCCACATTGAGAGCGATGAAGGTAGGTGATATCGTTGTGTTCCCTGTGCGTGCGATATCTTCCGTCAACACAACCATTTCCAGACTAAGATTGGAGATGTGTGTCGAGAATGCGGACTGGAAACGAACAGGAGAGGTTGACCGCAAGCGCGGAGAGTTTAAAATCCAGCGTGTGTCATGATTACGCTGTCAGAGCGCGAGCATCTTGTCGCCGAACAATATTGCAAGGGTTTGGCCGACAAGGAAGTGGCCGACAGGCTGCAACGCTCGGAATGGACCATCAAAGCGCAGAAGCGGGATATATACAAAAAGCTGGGTATTTCCAAAGATACCGAGCTGGTATTATACATGTTCTGTGAACGCATGAAGATCAACTTCGATATAAAAGAGATACGTAAACACGGACTTGAGTTATTCTTCTCCATCCTGTTCTTTATCATTGCCGCATTGGATTTTCATCCTGATATGAGACAATGCAGGAGCAGAGCAAAAGCAAGAACCACCCAAGTATCAAGAACAAGACGAACAAAAACAGATTCAGATTATGAACTATACAGTTAACAACCAACTACGGACATCCATCTTATTTGATGGAACGGCAGAAGCACGGCTAGCAGACATCCTAGCCATCATGGACACTCATACATTCGGTAAAAGAGAAGCGGCCAAAATAGTTGGAGGCATAGGAAGGCTTATCAGACTGATCGAAGAAAACAAAATACGTTCCGACAAGCCTACATGCGCACAAAACGGGAAATGGTTCTGCAATGCCAGTGATGTCCTGCGTTATGCACAGGTCAAAATGCCAAGGAAGCCTAGAAAATTAAAAAAGAAAGTGGCATAAGCCACACGGGTAATTAGCTTAATGGAAAAGCGGTATTCACTTTTTTCTTTACGTTCAGACGGTTTGTGATTGTTTTCAGTAGGAATACAGATACAGGTTCGAATCCTGTATTACCCACACCCAAAGAGAGGGAGCCGTACACCCTTTAAACGTAGCCATGTTAGAGACTTCAAGGCAGTGAAGCAGAGAGCAATTTGTTAGATAATAATTTAACCCAAAGCCGCTGGAAAGGACAGCGTGAGGTGAGAGCCCTCTTTATATGTTATATTCTATATCCTTATTTATCCCGGTGTGTCCTGGCCGACTATCCGGGAACTATTTTTTTAACTCATTTATTAACCACTAAAAATTATTGATTATGGGACTTATCAAAAAACCTAACGAACTGACAGTTAAGAATGCCCTGTCGGCATTAATCTACGGACAACCTGGTATGGGAAAGGCTCAACCTTTGTATTGCAGCGTTCTGACACCGGAAGGATATAAGAAGTTATCCGATATATCTGTAGGAGACACCCTGATGGGATGTGACGGTAAAGAACAGAAAGTATTGGGTGTTTATCCTCAAGGAGTAAGACCTGTGTACAGAGTCATGACAAATGACGGAGCCATAACTTATTGCGATGAAGAACATATATGGAATGTTCGTTCAAGTACTGGCAATAGCCGTAAAGCAGGATTTAGAAACATGACCCTTAAAGAGATGATGTCGAAGGGTATCTCTTGCTCCTTGTCTCCATCAAGACAGCTTTCTACAAGAAAACCTATCCCACGCTTTGAGATTCCGGTAGTAGATGCTATGGAATATACTGAAAAGAGTTATGATGTTGACCCGTATATTCTTGGGGTTTTAATCGGCGATGGTTCTCTGACGGGGAATGTAGCAATATTCTCAAATCCTGATGTAGATTCACAAATAGCCAGCAACGTAGAACGACTGCTTCCGAACGGCTATTCCTTGAGTAAGAATGATGCACCGCAATGCCCTCAATACGGCATAATTCTTTCAGGCAATGGGGAAGGATATATTCAGAGAATAAAGCGGTTAGGATTGAACGTCCATTCTACAGAGAAATTTATCCCTGATTGTTACAAATTAGGAAGCCATCAACAACGTATATCTTTGCTTCGCGGCCTTATGGACACAGATGGATGTGCAATAAAAAATAGAGTTTGTTTTTCTACTGCAAGTAAGAATCTTGCTTATGATGTGGTGGAGCTTGTTAACTCTTTAGGTGGTATAGCTAATGTACATGTATACGAAAGAGAAGATAAGGGGGACGAATACCGTGTTAGCGTGAAAATCAAAGAATGCCCTTTCAGTCTTGAAAGAAAAGCTTCTGAATGGAGTAAAACTACTATATCTAGATATATAGTAGATGTGACCCGTGTAGAAGATTGTGAATGTGTCTGCATTAAGGTATCTAATGAGGATGAATTGTATGTCACTGACGATTATATAGTAACTCACAACACTACACTTGCTTTAAGTTCACCCAAACCGTTATTGCTTGATTTTGACGGTGGCGTTCACCGTGTGAATGCAGCCCACCGTGTAGACACCGTGCAAATTTCCAAATGGGAAGAGGTGGATGAAGTTCTTACGAGCGGAGAAATTGCCGAATACAAGACCATCGTTATTGATACGGCAGGAAAAATGTTATCCTTCATGGATAAATATATAATGAAGAACAATCCCAAAATGAAGAAAGCGGACGGCACACTGTCCCTGCAAGGATACGGAGTACGAAAGAACATGTTCATCAACTTCGTAAACCAAGTCACACTAATGGGTAAATCAGTAATATTCGTAGCCCATGAACGCGAGGAAAAGAACGGAGAGGACAAACAGATACGCCCGGAAATCGGAGGTTCTTCTGCCGGTGACCTGATTAAAGAGCTTGATCTTGTAGGCTATATGGAAGCCATAGGTAAGGACAGAACCATCTCTTTTGATCCGTGCGAGAAATTCTACGGTAAGAATACCTGCAATCTTCCGGCACGCATAAAGATACCAGTTATCATTAATGCAGAAGGTACAATCACCGGACCGAACGACTTTATGACAAAGATTGTAAACACTTATCAGACCTATCAGGAAAAACAGGCAGAACTGTCCTCCGAATATGAAGGTCTTATGGAAGTTATCAAGGAACAGATAGCCATGGTAGCGGATGCGGACACGGCCAACGAAGTGAAACAATCACTGGAGAGCCTGCAGCATATCTTCGACAGCAAATTACAAGCAGGTATGCTACTGAATAAAAGATGCAAGGAATTAGGGTTGAAATTCGACAAAGTAAAAAAAATATATGAAGCAGCCTAGTTATAGAATCTATCCCTCATTACTTGACAAATTCGACAAGTATCTGAGAGCTGATGAAGAAGTGGAAAACTTCTGGAACATTGATAATGAAACCGGAGAGTATAAACGCTCTCCGGAAGAAATCGAAGAGAGCCTGAAACAAGACCTTCTGGATGCTATCAACCGTGTACCGTTTGAGAGTGAAGCAGCCGACAAGGGAACAGCCTTCAATGCTATCATTGACTGCTATGTCCATTGCGAAAATCACGTGCCGACAGAGCGTTCCCCCTACTCCATCATTGGCGATAAGGAAACCAATACTATACAAGTAGCTTTCCCCGCAACGGATATCGCACCTGCACGGCATTTCCTTTTCGACAGACAATGGTGTATAGAACAGGCAGAGTATTTCAAAGGCTCATTAAGTCAGGTCTATGTATCCGCCATTCTTCCTACCCAGTACGGAAATGTGGAGTTATACGGATTTATCGACGAACTCCGAAAGGATGTTGTTTATGACATAAAATCCACATCTAAATACGAGTTCGGCAAATACGCCCACGGGTGGCAGCGCCATGTCTACCCTTATTGCCTAATTGCTTCCGGTCAGATGGAAAACATAAAGGCATTTGAGTTTACGGCTTATGCGCTGAAAGGCGGTACCAGCCGCACACCGCTTATCAGTGGTACGCAATATCCGGAATATTATACTTACAATCACGAACAGACAGTGAAACTGCTCACGGCACACGTAGAACATTTCATAGAGTTTTTGGAAGCTAATAGAGAATCTATCACGGACAAGAAGATTTTCGGACTGGAATAATGGCACAAGAAGCTATCCTTATAAAAGAAAAAGGTGTGGTAACACTGAACAAGTCCTTTGATTTCATGTGCTCGCAGCTCCGTAACGGTCGTTACAGGTTAATTATCGAACGTTACACAGAGCCGCGCACATTAAGTCAAAACGCCCTGATGTGGCTTTGGTTTACCTGTATCGAACAGGAAACAGGAACGGACAAACAGGACGTACACGATTATTACTGCAACCTATATCTACGAAGGACAACCATTATCAAAGGAAAAGAAACGGTCATAGCCGGAAGCACATCGAAACTGAACACACTGCAAATGACGGACTTTTTGAATAAGGTCAAAGCAGATGCAGCCACGGAACTGGGAATAACACTTCCCCTTCCGGAAGACCGTTATTATAACGAATTTGTCAACGAATATAAATATAGAAGATAATGAAGATCATAAAAGCTAAAATCACCAAGGACAGTACCTTGGTGGCCACCTACAAGGATGAGAATGGTACAACCACCGTAGAAGGCAAGAACCTGGTAACATCAGACCTTATCAATGCGTTCAGCAAGCTGAATCCCCACGCCGCTTTGCTTACAGAACAGAAAGAAGTGGACGGTATAGAATCAGTAGATGAAGTGCCTGATATCATAGGACAGGTGCTTGACGTTACAGGATATTCCATTGGCGGAGATGGAGATAATGAAGGGGTTACTCTGGTAGCCAAACGTTTTCTCAAAACAGGAAAAGTTCTGAACCTATGCGCTCCGTTCACCATGTTCAATAATGAGAATGAATCGTATATCAATGCCTTCGAGCTGGAACAGGAAATCCAATCCTGTGAGTTCGAAGTCAAAGAGTATCTGTTCAACAAAAAATGGCGAATTGTACAACAGGAACTTCCGTTTGAGGAAGACACGGCGAACGCAGACGTACAACCGGACGCCATTCCAGAAGCCGGTACAGACTTCAATCAAGAGGTTGCGGAATTCCAGCAGGCTATGAATGATGCAGGGGTTGACATAATAATGAACGGAAAGAAAATTAAATCACGTAAACCACGTAAAGTCAAACAACTTGCATCATGATACCGCCGTCCCCATTTTGCGTAACTACTACCCCCAACTGCTTCAAACTAGCCTTCCCATACCATCCAAGATTAGTGGAGCTAGTCAAACGGATTCCAAGTGTAAAACAGAATATCCGGGCAGCCTATATCGCTGACGAAAAAGCTTGGAAGGTATCTCTACAAGATAAGGAATACGTGAGGATGATGGCAGATTGGGCGGTACAGACAAGGATATGCAGCCGGGTACAGCACAAAGTGACAACAAGAGAGTATAATGACTATACTATTCCCGACCTTCCAAAACTTACGGTTCCACACGAATTGCTGTTGGAACCGTACGAATATCAGAAAGAAGGCATCGCTTATGCGCTACAGCACAAGCGGTGCATATTCGGGGACCAACCGGGACTGGGAAAGACATTACAGGCAATAGGCACGGTTACGATAGCAAAAGCGTATCCGTGCCTTGTCATTTGTCCGGCCGCATTGAAAATAAACTGGCAACGTGAATTTAAGAAATTTGCCGGAAAAAATGCCATGATTCTGGATGATCGCAATAAAGCCAGCTGGCACCGTTTCTTTGAGACTAAATGCTGCAACATATTCATAACAAATTATGAATCATTGAAAAAGTTTTTTGTACTTAAAGTAAAGGAGGATGCACGGTTTACCATGAAATCCATTGAGTTTGACCCGCGAATATCGTTATTCAAATCCGTAGTCATTGACGAATCACACAAGTGCAAATCCACCAAGACCCAGCAATCCAAGTTCATAGAAGGAATATGTAAAGGCAAAGAATATATCTTGGAACTGACGGGAACCCCAGTAGTGAACAACAATACAGACCTTATACAACAACTCAAGATAATGGGACGATTAGAGGATTTCGGAGGATACAAGTATTTCGTAGAGAGGTTCTGCGATGGACCTAAACAGTCAAGCAATGTGAAAGAACTGAACTGGAGGTTATCATCGACCTGCTTCTTCCGGCGCGAAAAGGCCAAGGTACTCACTCAGTTGCCGGACAAGTCACGCCAATATATAGAGGTGGACATATCCAATCGCAAAGAATACGACAAAGCGGAAGCCGACCTGATACAGTATCTCCGAACTTACAAGAATGCGGACGATGAAAAGGTGGCCAAGGCATTAAGAGGCGAGGTAATGGTGAAAATGGGAATATTGAAAGCCATATCAGCCAGGGGAAAAATCAAAGTCTTTTCCGAATTCATCCATGACGTGATTGACGGAGGTGAGAAACTGATAGTCTTTGCTTACCTGAAAGAAGTAGTACAGGAATTAAAGAAGATATTCCCTGAAGCTGTCACCGTTACAGGCGAAGACAATGCTACTCAAAAACAGACAGCGGTAGACCGCTTCCAAAACGACCCTTCTTGCAAGCTGATCATCCTTAACTACAAATCAGGAGGTACAGGTCTTACATTGACAGCTTCCAGCCGTGTGGCGTTTATCGAGTTCCCATGGACTTTCTCCGATTGTGAGCAGGCAGAAGACCGAGCACATCGGAACGGACAGAAGAACAACGTAAACTGTTACTACTATCTTGGAAAGGATACTATCGACAAATATATGTATGATGTCATTCAGACCAAAAAAGGAATAGCCAACGGAGTGACAGGGACGGATGATGTGGTTAAGGAGAATGTGGTAGATATGGCAATGAACCTATTCAACGGAAGAATATGAGGAAACAGACAACACCATTATCAGAAAGCCAAATACAACATGATTGTTTGGTATGGTTCCGGTTACAATATCCCAAACTGGCTCGTATGCTTTTTGCAGTGCCCAACGGTGGCAAACGTGATGCCAAGACAGGAGCACGGATGAAGTATGAAGGAGCAGTGAGAGGTGTAGCAGACTTGATTTTGCTCATACCCAAAAAGGGATGGGCTTCCCTCTGTATAGAGATGAAGACACCGAAGGGTACACAGAGCGAGCACCAACGAACGTGGCAGACAGAAGCAGAAAGATACCAAAACAAGTATGTTATCTGCCATTCACTACAGGAGTTCATAAACGAAGTAAATTCTTACCTACAATGACTTATATAGATTACGTAAACCAATTTTGGAAGACACATCAGAGTGTAGCATTTTCCTCGAACGAAGTTTATTTGTACTTCTTCCTTTTGAACGAGTGCAATAGTCGGGGTTGGGAGAATCCGTTTGAGTGTCCCAACAGACGAATCGTCCTCGCAACCGGTATATCAGAACCAACCGTAATTGAAGTCAGGAACAGATTACAGCAAAAAGGTTTACTACAGTTTGAGTCAGGTAAGAAAAATGCGAAATCGCCCGTTTATTACTTAAATGATTTAAGTAAACCCTTAAGTAAACTCTTAAGTAATGACTTAAGTAAACCTTTAAGTAAAAAGGCTAACATTAATATAAGACTTAAGAGTAAAGATAATAATAACTCTAGCGAGTTATTTAAGCCCGAGCAGGAAAAACCTAAAAAGAAGCCTTCAAAACCAAAAACCGAATTTATAGCCCCTACCCTGGAACAGGTGAAAGATTACTTCCGTGACAAGCTCCCGGACTGGGAGCAGCAGGCAGAGATATTCTTCTACCACTTCGATGCGCTAAGCTGGAAAAACACCAACGGGGCTAAAATTGAACGATGGGACAGCCGGGCTAACCTTTGGATAATCGAAAAAAGACTTCAAAATGGAAACAAGCCTACAAAAACAGATCACTGTGATAATGTCTCCAGGACAGATACCTCAATCCAGGAAAAAGCCGGAGACACTGACACCGCTCCAGCAGACCTTGAGAAATGGATCAACAGCCTCCCAATTGGTTGACGACTGGTCCGGCACGCAAGCCCAGCTGAATTGTAACCTGACATTAGCACAAGCAATCAGGATTGAGGGTATTCCCACCCTTGCGGACATCAATGTTGTCTTCGGCAACGCCACATCAGTCAGGATTATCACAGAGCACCTGCAATCAATCCTCCGATACGCAGGCATTGATATCGCACCTCAACAACTTGCCGAAACGGCGCTAAGCATATTGGCCAGCTATTATTTTCTCAATCTGGCCGAGCTTTGCATATTCTTCACACATCTTAAAAACGGGAGCCGTGGACAGTTCGTCTGGGGAAACAGGATAAACAACCAGTCCATTATGGTAGCCCTATCGGACTTTTGCAGGGATAGAAGAGACGAGCACGTCAAACTGTCCAATGAAACCGCCATGAAACAATCCCAAAAAGGTTTCACCCGGATAGAAGATGCAGCGTGCGCCATGATTGAGGGAGTAAAAAACATTCAGGAGCTCAAAAAAAAGGCTAAAAACGATTTCAGCGCCTTCACAGAACTTTTTCCTAACGTTCCCAACAACCATACTGCCTACACCTATTGGAAGGCATACGGGGGAAATGAGGATGCAATACGGGCTATATACGGAGATAATGCACCACCTCCCAATATAGCAAGCGACGATATAGGAAAATTCTTATGCGAGTATAACATCAGAATCAATCACAAATAAATATTATCAACCACTTCAAAATTAAGTAACCATGGCAAGTAATGAAAGTTTCAAACAGGCAATCAAAGCCTATCTGGACAAACGGGCGGAAGAAGATTCACTGTTCGCCCCCAAATATGCGAATGAGAAGAAAAGTATTGATGAATGCTGTAGTTATATCATGGGTGAAGCCAGGAAGCGTGGTAACGCCATAGCGATTTCAGACGAGGAGGTCTACGGGATGGCAGTGCACTACTATGATGAGGACGATATCAAAATAAACCGGCTGCCTGCCGGAGAGAAAACGTCCGTATCATCCTCCGCCAAACCTGTGGAACTCACCGAAGAAGATAAGAAAGCGGCACGTGACAAAGCAATCGCACGGCTAGCGGAAGAACAATACCAGACACTCAGGAAGAAAAACGTCCGAAAGAAAGCAGATGATAATGTCCAACAAATGAGCCTGTTCTAATCATGAAACCGAGAACGAAACTTGAGAAACGTGTAACCGGACTAAGCGGCAAACTGTCCGCCGTTACCGAAGTACAAAAAGAATGGGCGAAAGAACATATATTCACCCACGAAGCATATAGGTGCAAGGATGAGCTATGGTGTTCCGAGTGCGGCGGAACATGGATAGACACAAGCAATAGCGAGCTGGGAACCACCCTGCTCGGTGATACGACCGAATGCCCGTACTGCCACCACAAACTGGACGTAAAGGTCAGCCGGAAACGAAAAGTCGAGGAAGAAAAGTACATGTCCATCTTACAGACCGCCGGAGAGTTCCAGATCATAAGACATATACTATGCTGCAAGTACGCCAGAAAAAGGAATTTTGATTTGAACAGCAGACAGGATTATATTCACTATACTTTCTTTGAAGTGGTCCAGGAATGGATCACCGTCGAGGGGAAACGCACCATCATGGCAAAACCGATGAATATGGGAAGCAGCGGATGGATATATTCGGAACCACTGAGCATAAAGGGTGAATACGGCAGTTACAGTTGGAATTATCGTGGAGACCTATATGCGATATGGGGATGGATATATCCAAGAAAGAAACTGCTCCCGGAATTGAGAAAGCGGGGAATCGGGAAACGGTTCCCCGATGTACCCCCCTCAAAACTTGTACGAGACCTTCTGAAAGGTGGCAATGATGCGGAATTATGTATCAAGACCGGGCAGACGGATATGTTGAAGCACATGTACAAAACGGGCTATTACCAACTCCGATATAAACCGTCTTTCAACATCTGCAACCGTAACCGTTATATAATCAGAGATGCAAGTATGTGGAATGACTATATAAGCCTGCTGTCCTATTTCCACAAGGATCTGCATAACGCCAAATACGTATGTCCCAAAAATTTAAAAGCCGAGCACAACAGATTACTAAGAAAGAAAAATGAAATTGAGGCAAGGCAAAGAAGGGAAAGGGACAGAATAAAGGCTATCCAAAAAGAAAAGCAGCTCAAGGAGGATATAGCATCATTCTACAACCGGATGGAAAGATTCTTCGGCATGAAAATCAAAGGCGACGGCATAATCATCCGTCCGCTTGAAAGCGTAACCCAGTTCTACAAGGAGGGCAAAGCCATGCACCATTGTGTATACGCCAACAGGTATTACAGACGCAGTGAATGCCTGATCATGACAGCCATAGTCGGAGAAAAACATGTGGAAACCATCGAAGTGAATCTTAAATCTTTTCAGATAGTACAGTCAAGAGCCGTATGCAACGGAACATCAGAGTATCATGACCGCATTATCCGGCTGGTGGAGAAGAACATGAGTTTAATCAAAAAAAGAATAGCATAATGAAAGATTATATAGAATTTTTGAAAGACAAGATGGCAATCAGCCATCAGACAGGATTTGAAGTTAAGGCTGATGAACTTACCCCGTACTTATATCCCCATGTGAAAGATACAGTACGTTGGGCTGTTTCCGGCGGTTGCAGGGCGATATTCTCCAGCTTCGGTATGCAGAAGACCGTAACCCAGTTGGAGATACTGCGGGTAATCCTGAACCGCACAGGAGGCAAAGGGTTGATAGTTTGCCCCAAGCGTGTAGTAGTGGAGTTCCTGACACAGGCCGAAAAGCATCTGGGCATGAAAGTGACCTATGTACGTACTATGCAGGAGGTGAAGCAATGTCCGACCAATATCATGGTGACAAACTATGAGCGTGTCCGTGACGGCGAGGACGGAGTAAGAATAGAACCTTCTTACTTTACCGTTACCTCATTGGATGAAGCGAGCGTGTTACGTGGATTCGGAACCAAGACCTATCAGGAGTTTCTTCCTATGTTTGCAGAAGTTCCGTACAGGTTTGTTGCCACTGCCACACCGTCACCCAACAGATACAAGGAGCTGATACACTATGCCGGCTACCTTGGAGTGATGGATACCGGGCAGGCACTTACAAGGTTCTTCCAGCGTGACAGCACGAAGGCGAACAATCTTACCCTCTATCCCCACAAGGAAAAGGAATTCTGGTTATGGGTCAGTACATGGGCATTATTTCTTACAAAGCCATCTGATCTCGGTTATCCCGATACAGGATATGAGTTACCGGAGTTACGGGTACATGAAGAAGTTGTGAGTGTGGACAACTCCACTGCCGGCACCGACCGTGACGGGCAGGTGAAAATGTTCCGTGAGGCTGCTCTCGGTCTGGCTGATGCTGCAAAGGAACGCCGGGACAACATGACTGAGAAAATAGCCCGTGTGGTGGAAATAATCAACCGTTCCGAAAACAAGGATGATCATTTCCTTTTATGGCACGACTTGGAGGCTGAACGTGAGGCACTCTGCAAGGCAATTCCCGGATGTAAGGCTGTGTACGGCTCGCAGGATGATGAGGAAGCCGACAGGGTGATAGCGGACTTCAAGGATGGCCGTCTGAAATATCTGGCCGCCAAACCTGAAATGCTTGGTGAGGGTCTGAACTTCCAGTACCACTGCCACAAGGCAATCATGTTCATTGACTACCGTTTCAACGACAAGTTTCAGGCAATAGCCCGTATCTACCGTTTCATGCAGCAGCATCCGGTTGACCTCTATCTGGTCTATGCGGAAAGTGAGGGAGAGATATACAAGAGCTTCATGCAGAAGTGGGCGCAACACCGCCAGATGGTAGCCAGAATGACCGATATAGTTCGTGAGAACGGTTTGTTCGGCTTGCAGGCAGAGGAAAAGATGATGCGCTGGATGTTCGCCAGTCGGGAAGAGAAGTCCGGCAAACTGTGGAAAGCTATCAATAATGACAATGTACTTGAATGTCAGAAGATGGAAGATAATTCAGTAGACCTGATTGTAACCAGTATCCCGTTCTCCAACCACTACGAATATACGCCTACCTATAATGATTTCGGGCATAATGAAGACAACGGCAAGTTCTTTGAGCAGATGGACTATCTCACCCCGGAGCTTATGCGTATTTTAAAGCCCGGCCGGTTGGCCTGCATCCATGTAAAGGACCGTGTACTGTTCGGCAACGCTACGGGTGACGGTATGCCCACCATCGACCCGTTCAGCGAAATGACAGTGTTCCATTATCTGAAGCACGGGTTCCGCTACATGGGGCGTATTACAGTGGATACGGATGTGGTGAGGGAGAACAACCAGACTTATCGGCTTGGATATACAGAGATGTGCAAGGACGGTTCAAAGATGGGTATCGGTTGCCCGGAATATGTTCTTCTCTTCCGAAAGTTGCCTTCTGATACCTCACGAGCCTATGCTGATTTGCCGGTGACAAAGAATAAGAGTGAATACTCGCTTGCCCGTTGGCAGATAGATGCCCATGCAAGTTGGAAATCTTCTGGTAACTCTCTATTGAGCTATGAGGACATGAAAGGAGCCGGAATAGATAAGATACGCCATCTGTTCAGGAACTACGAACGTGAGCATATATATAACTACGAGGAACATGTATCATTCGCTGAGGAATTGGAAACATACGGAAAGCTGCCTAAAACGTTCATGGCCGTTGACCCGGTAAGCAAGAAAGATTGGATATGGGATGATGTCACCCGTATGCGCACGCTCAATACCAAGCAGTCGCAGAAGAAACGGCAGAACCACATCTGCCCTTTACAACTCGATATTGTTGAAAGACTGATTGAACGGTACTCAAACAAGGGTGAGTTGGTGTTTGACCCCTTCGGAGGTATCGGCACAGTACCTTATTGTGCCATCAGACTGAAACGTAAGGGATTATCTACAGAACTGAATTATGACTATTGGAAAGACAGTCTTTCATATCTGTATGAGGCGGAGATGGAGGTCAGCGCACCCACATTGTTTGACTTGATAAATGTAGGATAAAAAAGAATGGAGAGCAGGTGTCGAACCTGCGCCTCCACAATGAGTGGCATTCTTTCCACTTAAACTACTCCATTCTCTACTCCACTCAAATTGAAAAATCCCCAAATTCAGTTGAGTTGAAAATTCAACAAGGCTTTCCTTTCGGCATAGCCTAAAGGAGATAATTCCTAAATTGAGTTTAAAGCCAAATTTGTTTTTAATTATTGTCGGCTTTTTATTCTGAGAATTTCTGAAAATTTCTGAGATACGTTCTGAAATGAGCCGACAAGTATTTGTCGGTATTATTTTCATAAAAGTATTTATTAGAAATTAAACAATAATTAAAAAGCAACAAGGATTTGAACCTTAACGTCAATGCGTACCATTTAGTTACTTGGCACAAATATAAGTAAAAAATAATAAGATGAAAGCAATAACCATAAAACAGCCGTGGGCCTCTTTGATAGTTCATGGTATTAAAGACATTGAGAACCGTACTTGGAGCTGCCCTAAGAAATACTTAGGGCAGAGGGTACTGATTCATTCAAGCGGTAAACCTTTGAATTATGATAATTTCTATGATTCAATACTTACCAATGAGCAGTTATTGGCATTACCGGAAAACAAAGAGTGGAAAGATTTTAGTTTTTGTACAGGCTCCATAATCGGAAGCGTCGAGATAATAGACTGTGTACAAAACCATCCTTCCATCTGGGCAGAGAAAGGAGTTTATAACTGGGTACTAGCTAACCCTATTCTCTACGAAAATCCAATTGAGGACGTGAAAGGCAAATTATCCTTTTGGGATTATCCCAGTATCAAAGAGGTAAAGATAGAATGTCCGGAATGTGGCAGTATAGAAATAGCTGTTGAGGACTATACAACGGCACCATTCCCAACTTATTTGCATAGGTGTAATAAGTGTGAACATGTGATTATAGAAAGTGAGTGGAAGGAGGTAAAACTATGAGAGATTTTTATGAACTGATAAACCAATATCCATGGACTACTATTTTTCTTGCTATTTTCATTTATGAAGTGATTAAATGTGTGATGTCTAATTTGAAAAAGAAATAGCCATGAGCAAACTATACAAAGTAACCATTTTCGGGGAATCATTCTTAATCGGGTGGTTCCCTTTTTCTTCACGCTGGTATAACAAGCTAAAGATAATCAAATGATAGTACGTCATTTTATAAAAGTTCCGGTCCAAGAGTAGCACTTAGTACTATTTCCGACAACCATGCAGATGTCGTGTTTCTGTATCAGAATTATGGGGATTTCAGCGGGGATATAGAGTATCTTTATACCGAAATCGTAAATCGGTTAAGAATCAAAGGGCTAATCAATTAATGAGCCGGGGCTTAGTGCTCCGGCTTAATTTTTGTTTGGATTTGTTTTGCGATGGATTGCGTATCAGTTATTAAGGATTTAAGTTCTTCATTAGTTATATTGATATAACCTCCATCTTTTTTTCTACCATTTCTATGTGCTAATAAATTCCTATAATAGAAGTGTTTTTTCATTTTCCCATTTGTGTCGATTATAGAAACTTTAAATAATTCTTTGAGTATATCTTTTATAGTATCAATGTTACTATAAGATGTCCTCATTACATATTCTATGACCTTTTGCTCCCATTGGGCAACAAGATTGTCTTCTTTTAATTTAGTCATTTCATCTTTTTTCTTGCATGGAGGAATTGAATTGAAAAAATTATTGAAACTTTCTTCGTCTTGGATTATTTTGGTTAAAATAATGTCACAAATAAATGTATCTAATGATGTAATGATATTAATATATGACAATTTATTGATGATATTTTGTTTTTGTTCGTCCAATCCTTTGATGTTAATTACACTTTGGATTTCATCAATTCTTTGCTTAAAATCATTATATGATCCGATAAAGTCTTTTTGGAAAAAATAAGCAAATGTATGTTGTGTTGTAAAGAATGTTTTTGCGTAATATTCATTAAAAATAGATTGGGGATGCTCATTGCTAATTTCAAGGTAAGGCTCTCCTGTTTCAGTTATAGTATTGGGTTCTATAATTTCAGAATTTTCAGGAGGGAGATCGTATGATGCCCCTGCATTCTTATATGCAAAAAATGGAGTCGTTATTAAGATTCCTCCATTGACATAAATCCTTTTTCCCATATGTTTTATTCTCCTTTCTTTATTTATAGTATTCTTTCCCTCGTATATTCTTATGTTCCGGCATACGTGGTTCTCCGTCAAAATGGATTTTACCTCCACAATGAGGGCAGATGATAGTGTCTGAATCATTCCTAAATAAGTCAGGAATTTCCACCTCTAAAGCGTCAGCTATATCAGCAAGCCTATCAACGCTGAATTTATTTCTTGCTATAGCTTGCGAAAAAGATACAGGCTGTATTCCCAATTTATCAGCCAATTGAGCTTGTGTAATGCCTCTCTCTTTACACAACTCTTTAATTCTTAATTCTGTATTTGCCATAAATTATGATTTTTGATGCAAAGATATATAATATAGTATATATGCGAAAGAAAAGTTTGATAATTATTTGTTTTAGCTATATTTTATGTGAATGAATATAAATTTAGTGTCTATGCTATATAAAATGTATTAAATATAGCATATATACATAATTTACATTTGCTTATTTCGTATATATACTATACCTTTGCATCATCAGAAACGAAGTAATAACAATTAAAACATATAAGATATGAAAGCAACAGAATTTAAGAAAGGTCACTCAGTAGTCGTAACTACTAAAAATGGTAAGGTAGAAGGTACTATTTCAGGTGTTGATATGAATGTTTGCACTTTTGAAGTTGAATACTCTGTGGATTACCTAAAAGAGGGCAAAACATGGACTATGATTTGTGTGCCTGCAAGAGCGATAGAATTAGCATAAGTTTAATCAGCAGGGCGAAAGCCCTGCGCAATATAGAAGAATATGAAAGAAAATATATTTTTAAAAGCAGTTATAGAAAAACCGTTATTGAATAATGAACCAGAAGTTTTACACCTTTTCGTTCAAATTATCAATGAAATAACTTCTTGTATGTCAGAAGACGAGTTAAGAGGCTGTATGAGCTCTTTAATAGTAAGATACCCTTATTTTAAACTGTTTTTCGATTATGGTTTCGGACATAATCATATGTGGGTGAAAGCATCAGGTTCTTTAGAAAGATTGATATTGGTTGAGTTCTAATCCGGTAGCCTTATGGCTACCACAATATACACGATTATGAAAGCAGATTTAGTTTTAGTTATCAGCCCTGAAGCCCCACTGATGAAGCAACTGGGCAAGGTATTGGGTAAGATGGTAACCCCTTATGACTTCTCTACTATAGAGAGGGGTGAAAAGTACATCACCATACAGCATGATGAAACTGGGCTTGTAGTGGCTTATACGAGTGAAGAAAGATTGAATGTGAAAATGAATTAAGAATGAAGAATGTATTAGAATCTTTGAAAGAAAGTGTCAAGAGTGGCAAAATCACAATCAGAGAGGCAGCTATAAAGCTGCATAAAGCAGGGTGGACGAGTTTTGTAGACGTGGATAAAACGAAACAATTACTTGAATTATGAACTCAATAAATGTAAACGGTTGCAGCGTATGCCAGCCCGGCAAAGAGAATTACACTACCTACGCAACGAAGTTAGGCAGAAAGAGAGTGAGAATGTACCAGTACGACTACCGTACTGAAAGTGGTGAACTCTTTGCTTGTTGTGCGCCTACCTTAGAGGCGTGTAGAGAAAGACGGGACAAATGGTTGGACGCTAAAAATAAATCAGTATGTTGACAATAGAAATACCAAAATCAAATAGAAGAAAATCCGAGGAAGACGCACTTGCATCTTTCATCCTCTCGGAAATCAAAGAGAAAGGTGAATGTGTTTACTTTCATTATGGCGTAGGATGGGGAAATAACTGGCCTCATTGTTGGGCAAAAAATACTGGAAGTGACGCTAAAGACAGACACCAAATTTCGGAGTTGGCGCACGATAATGTCATAAGAGCATTTATAGACAAGGGCTATTCTGTCGAGTATAGAAGTGAAATAGCCGCCGGAAGATATGTGATTATCAGAGGATAGCTACAATGGAAATGAAAACGAAAACAAGTAAAGTCACGTTTCTACTCCGTTCCAAAAATCTGCAAAAAGCATTATCTATCTTTCCCACTTTTCATATTAACGTTCATCAAAGAAGAATGCAAGACTTTACAGGTTACCAGTGAAATACTTTCCTGTAATTCTTTATCTTACCAGCAATTCGGCATTGATATCAACAAAGGAATTATAACACACATAACAAAGTATTGACAAGCCGTGTCAGTACTTTGTTTTCCTCATTTTTCCCCTTAGCTCCCTTATTAAGTACCTTCGTTTCTGTAACGCAAAAAAAGCAATTATGGAAATTATTTACAGAAAACTAGAGGAACTGAAGAAACTGGAAAACAATCCAAGAACTATTTCGGATGAACAGCTAGACAAACTTAAAGAGTCAATCCGAAACAATCCGGATTATTTCGAAGCCCGACCGATCATCCTGTCAGACCGTACTGGCGAATTGATCATTATAGCCGGAAACCAAAGGTATGATGCCTGTATATCGCTAGGTATGCAACAAGTACCGACCGTTCTTATTCCCAACCTGACGGAGGAAAGGGAACGTGAGCTAATCATACGTGATAACGTTAACAACGGACAATGGGACATAACCAAGTTGTTTGACTGGGATTGTAACGAGTTGCTTAATTGGGGTATGGAAGGCATCAGCTTTCCTGATCCGACAGATTTTTCAGAAGATATAGAAGACAGTCATAATGTACTCAAGAACGCAAACTATGAAGCCGGAGCTCATATCAAATATTTAGTATTTGAGGGGTATAAGATTCCAGTCAGTGAAAGCGAACTGGAAGCACTGAAAGCACGGGCTTCTGAATATTTGGATGAGAACGGTGTAATGGTTGGTTTTGTTAATAATCTACTTGGCTTATGATGGAATACATAGACATATCAATATTGAACCCGGCAGAATATAACCCACGCCTGCTCACTAATGAAGCACAAGAAGATTTAAAAAAATCCATCAAGGAATTAGGCATTATCAAACCGATCATCATACGTCAATCGGATAAACGTATCATGGCAGGACACCAACGTACAAAGACAATGAAGCTGCTTGGGTATACCCATGTTCCAGCCTTTATTCTTGACGGTGTAAACTCCACCGATGAAGTAAGGTTCAACCAACTTCACAACTATGCGGAATGTGAGTTGTCGGAAATCCAACCAGAAATCAATGTAAGTCTTCCTAAAGGAACAGAAGGATTTTATACTGTATCCAACAAAGATATCTCCATTCTTTCCAAAGGAGGAAACAACTCACGTGTTATTGACCTTACGAAAATGATTCTCCGTTACGGCCAGTTTGCAAATGCCGTATGTGACCATACCGGGAAAGTGATCATCTCAACAGTATATGCCAAAACGGTAAAACTATTAGGTATGGACCTACTTGTATATGTCCTTCCAGAAGGGAAAGAAGAAATCGCGCTCAAATACTTCTCTAAGGAATATGGAGTGTTCGAGTATTCCCATCTGGAACGAAAGACCTATATACAGTCTTTTGCCCAAAGGGCACGGCTACGGCAAAAGAACGGGGTTCCAAGCAAGCGTAGCCATTCAACGTTGTATGAAACGCAGGTTATACCATACATCACCAAGGATATGCGCATACTCGATTTCGGTGCCGGACAAAAGGATTACGCAACCATACTGAAGAAAAAAGGCTATCTCATTGACGCCATTGAATTCTTCCACCGCAAAGATGGAGCGGACATCATTGATGAAAAGGAAATCAGGCAAGACTGTGCTTCCATATGCAAGACCTTGTCGGACTACGGGCTGTACGATATGGTTGTGTGCGATAGCGTGTTGAACTCTGTGAACTCAGAAGAGGATGAAAAGAATGTCTTACTTTCGTTATCAGCATTATGCAAGCCCGGAGGAATGATATTCTGGTCTGGCATTCCGCTGCTGTTCGCCCAGAAATCATCTGAACGCAAGGAAACACACGACCATCGTTCTAAAGCCGTATTTCTTGACGCAAAGAACTTCACAGCCAACTTCCGTTTTGGTGAATGGTACTTCCAGCATTATCATTCCACAGCTGACATCGTCAGATTAAACACAGCTTACATCGGAAAGGATTTTAACATATTCGATAAAGGAATGAAGATAAGCCCAGAAAAAGAGTTAAGAGGTTCGTCATTTCAAGTAGCATCAACCAACGGAAGGAGCGCAAGTAAGAGTGATTATCTGAAAGCGTTGCAATATGAATTCACACTTCCTCTTCCCAATAATCGCAAATGGGATTTGGACAAAGAAATTATACCAATCTTTAAAACACTATAAACAATGGCAGCACCTAAAGGAAATCAGTTTTGGATGTTACGCAGCAAGCATGGCAGGGATAAACTCTTCGCCACGCCTGAAGCGTTATGGGAGGCGGCGTGCGAATATTTCCAATGGTGTGATGAAAACCCATGGACAACAAGAAAGGCTATACAACGTACCATGCCTGTTAGACGCAAAAAAGGTAAAAGAACAGAAACTGTTAATGAACAGCAAACACAACAAGAAGTTTCACCTACACAGCGCCCCTACTCTCTCACCGGATTATGTATCTATCTAGGTACTTCATCACGTTGGTGGAGTAGCTTCAGAAGTGAATGCATGAAAAAAAATGATGAAGATTTTTTGCACGTCATCGCGCGGGTGGAAGAAACCATCGAGACTCAACAATTTGAAGGAGCCTGTGTTGGCGCTTTCAATGCAAACATTATAGCCCGAAAGCTAGGGTTGTCCGACAAACAGGAAGTGGATCATACAACACAAGGCAAACCCTTCAACGGATTTGACTTTCTTCCCTATACTCCCGAAGCTGACAGATTGAAGTGATATGGAGCAAAAGGTTAACTTAAAACAGCGATTGGCATACAATTTTCTTCGTGACAGCAAAACGAAATTTTTATTGTATGGTGGTGCCGGAGGTGGTGGTAAATCATGGCTAGGCTGTGAATGGCTGATGCAATGTGCCTACTATCTTCCCGGTACTCGCTGGTTTGTTGGCCGAAATAATTTGAAGGATAGCCGTGAGTCCGTTACCGTGACCTTCAATAAGGTAGCATCTTCTCACAGCTTCACGGCATACAAGACAACAAATGAAGGGATAGCCTTCGACAACGGAAGTGAAATCGTTTATATTGACTTGACGTATTATCCGGTGAAAGATCCGATGTATGAACGATTGGGGTCTAAGGAATATACAGGAGGATGGATAGAGGAAGCTGGTGAAGTGCACTACCTTGCCTTCGAAGTCTTGAAAACCCGTATCGGCCGCCACATGAACGATGTATATCATGTACCCGGAAAGATACTTATCACCTGCAACCCGAAGAAAAACTGGCTATACCGTGAATTCTACAAGCTCTGGAAAGAAGACAAATTACAAGCTCCTTATGCATTTATCCAGGCTTTGGTGCAGGATAATCCTTGGGCAACAGAAGACTACATCGAAAGTCTTCGAAACACAAAAGACCGGGTAACAAAGGAACGCCTATATTTCGGCAATTGGGAGTATGATAATGACCCGACTACCCTGTGTAACTACGACGCTATCTGTGACTTGTTCACGAATGAGTTCATTGCTCCTGCAGGTGAATCTACCGGTTCTGCAGACCTTGCAATGAAGGGACGAGACAGATTTATCGCCGGTCATTGGAAAGGGAATGTGTGTTTTATCAAACTGGATCAGGAATACAGTACTGGAAAATCCATTGAAACAGACCTGAAGCGGATGATGATAGAATGCTCAATTCCTCGTAGTAAGATGATTGCGGACTCTGACGGATTGGGGAACTATCTTGAAAGCTATCTGAACGGTATCAAGGAGTTTCATGGAGGAGCACGACCTATTAATCCTGAATTTGACAATTTGAAATCAGAGTGTGCCTTCAAACTGGCTGATATGATTAACAATCGATTGCTTCGTATTGTATGCACGGAAGCACAGCGAGAACGGATCATTGAAGAATTGTCAGTTCTCAAACAAGCACATATTGATGCAGACACACGGAAGAAAGGAATAATCAGCAAAGAAAAAATGAAAGAAATATTAGGTCATTCCACAGATTACCTTGATATGCTGATAATGGCAATGATATTCCGTATCAAACCAACACCAAAACGACCAAAAGCAAAAATAGGAAAGATATGACAGTAAAAGAATTTTTGACGATAAGCAGCATTGCCACCGAACCTGAGGTCATTAGAACCAAGTTGGATGAACTGAGAAAACCTTATCAACTAGGGCAATATAAGACACCAGATACCCTAAACGACATAAATATGGGAGAACTGATGCAACTGCAATCCATCGAAACAGAACACGATATCTTGTTCGTTCCCTGTACTGTACTGATGGGGCTGAGTAAACGCTATATATCCCAACTTCCAGCTACCGATGTACTGGGATTCGTACAATGGGTGGCCAAAGAAGTTGAACGAATAAATAAACTATTCGCGTCGACTAATGTACCACCCACACCCGAAGAGAAGCAAGCAGGATCCGAATTGCTAAATTTTGGACCTTTCGGCATGATTGATTACTATGCGCAGCGCATGGGTATCACTGATCATGCAGAAGTAGACAGCGTGCCATGGGTCAGAGTATATAAATGTCTTGACATGGACGCCAAAAGAGTAAGATTCGAACGTAGATTAAGAAACATATTAAGTAAGAAGAAATGACGGTAGAGCAAAAAATTAAAAAGATAGTAGACTCCATGGAGGGTGTAAGTTACCTTTTTGACAACTGGCAAACAGCCAATATAAGACTGGACAAGATTAAATTGCCGGCAGTGCTTAATCTCCTTCCTGTAAGCGGAACTTTTAATCTAGGCAGACAGCAGTTAAGAGACTGCCCTAACTGTATGATGGCATTCATGGATAAAACCAAGTTCGATTTTGATGGCACAGAAAATGATGCAGTGATAGAAGGATGCAAGAATAAAGCCAAGGAATTCATATTGCTATTGAACAGGAGTGGGATGTTCAAAGAAATATCAGGAGATATCCCTTATTCTGTTTTCTATGACAAGCTGGATGTTAATGTAACCGGAATAGTTATCCAACTTAAGTTAGAAGAGATAATGGGTACTGTTATTTGCAACAAGAGCGTGAAAGAGATTGTATATGGCAGCAGAAACTAAAGCCGAAACCCTAAGGATAATAGGCGAAGAGCTGGAAGCGTTACGCAAGCGAATTATAGCCAACCATGAAGCAGCCGGACAAGTAGCCAGCGGAAGGACAAAGGGCAGTCTGAAAGTAGAAATGTCGGAGGACGGAGGCGTTTTGTGGGGCAGGCAGGCATTCGCGGTACTAGAAACCGGACGTGGACCAGGGAAAGTTCCGAAAGGATTTTACAAGATTATCCGCCAATGGGTGGAAGATAAGGGTATACAAGTAAAGAAGCCCGATTCCTTCGCCTACCTTGTCGCTAGAAAGATAGCCAAGGAAGGAACGGAACTATACCGAAACAGAAAACATGAGGAAATCTATTCCCGTGATCTAGAAAATACCGTGGACAATATAGCTAGCAGGGTATCGGCTATATATGAAACAGAAGTTGAACATATAAATCTGAATTTCGACAATGAGAACACATACGATAGATAATACAACAATTGAATATCCTGACCAAATAGGATTCTGCTTTAATCCTGTGATAATAAATATCCTTGGCGGAAACTATCAATCTGTTACTGCAACGGTAACGGACACCACCACAGCCACATCAGACAGAGAGAACAGAGCGACGTTCGGTGGTTCCTGCTTCTTTGACCTATCATTCTATACGCAGAGCTATTTTGACGAATACAGAGAAGTCGATTACAAGTCAACTCACGCCGAAGATAGTAAGTTAGGACGTCTGTTTAGCATAGAGCTTGATATGTATAACGAATCAGGAACACTTGAAAACAGCTTCCAGTTCAACGTATTCATATTGTGGGGAGCCAGTAAGGTTGGAGAGCAGTATAATGGAAGCCGAGTGCTGACATGGTTCAAAAACTACCCATTCTCTGTAGGCTTATACTCTGCAACATCAGGGAATGTAAAAGTAACTATAGATGGTTCCGAAAGCTCCCCTATCGCATTATCAGGACAAAATGCATGGAATATCATTCTTGCTGGAATAGATGCTTCAGACAAGGTGGAATTTTATCTACCTGGAAGTAATACGACAGCATCTGTTTTTGACCACACCTTTGATTTCACCTTCCGAGGGCTGCTCAATATGGCCACAAAGATCACTTGTAAGGTTGACAATTCAGACTGTGGAATATACTTGAGATGGATCAACCGCCATGGAATGTGGTGTTACTGGCTATTCATGCAAGGAGACGAGACTTCGCAGGTATCCAATGACGGAGAGTTCATCAGAAACAATATGCAGGATTACAGTTACAAGAACGGATACCATGGAGGTAGCGGACGAAAGCAAAGGAAAATGGAGGAAACGACACTTCCCGTATGCGCTCCATTAATAGACAGCATAACTTATGACTTCCTTTACCAAATGGCCACATCTCCTGTTGTTGATATGTTCATGGGCTATGATGATAACGGTAACGCCAAATGGATGGCTATAAATGTGTCTGTGGGAAATTTCGTCAAACAGCGGGTATCACTGCAAGACTTTGAAGCGAACATTATATTACCTGAAACTAACGTACAGAGCTTATGACAGAACAACTACTATTCATAGATAACAAAGCAATGGATATTAATGAAAGTACCAATATCACATTGAATTTTAGAAGTAATATTTTTAGCGATGTAAGCAAGATCACAAGCAACAACACATACTCCATCAAGCTACCTTTGACAGTCAACAACTGTCATGTGATTAATTATGCGCATCTCCCATCCCATTCAGCACAATATGCTCGTATCAACCACAAAGGACGCTATTTGCGCAATGGGATTGAAATCATACCGGACGCCAGCGTCATTCTTATAGAAATATCCGAAACCATAGATATAGCCATGACATGGGGCAATGTTTCTAAATTTGCAGAAATTGTAAATGACAACAAGACATTGCAGGATTTATCGTACGGCAGGACAGAAAACGAAGATTACATCATTTGGAAGAAAGGAGACAATTCGCCCCGAATACCTAAAATTGATTATGGCTTTAAAAATGATGAGCCGGCTGCCTGGTATCACCCTGTGGTTACAGCTATGTGGGTTTTGAACAAAATAGAAGCTGATGCCGATATCACCTTTAAATTCCAAGAACAACACTACGAACTGTTGAAAACTTTAGTTATTCCATTGCTTTCAAGAAATAGCGCACCAAAAGAAATCGAAGCTCGCACTACAACTTTAACAAATGACGGAATATCTCCATATAATATTCCAGGAGGATGGATTCTCAAAATATTCCAATTTGTGGAAAGTGGATCTGACTATTATGTGGCTGTAACAAAAGATTCGTCAGGCAAGGTAATCGGATTCAAGCCGCAGAAAGAGAACGTACCCCTTAGAATTATTGGAACTATCAATATAATAGTCAATACTAGCCAGGAACCACAAAGTTCAGGTGAATATGGTGTTTCTTTCGATATACGGAACAAAGAATCCATAACCAGCAAGTTGAAATTCAGGTGTAATCCGAGTATATCCTTATTACAAGAAAATCAATACAGGTATTCTTTCGCTATAGATGGGGAGTTTAATCCAGGAGATACAGAGGAACTCAGCGCTATACTGTACGATCCTTATGCAGAATTGGGGAATTATACAATAGAAGAAGGAAGCTATGTCAAAATAACGATGCGAGATACTGTCTATTTGAAAGACACTGATGAAGCAAACTCCCGGTTCTATTATGTTCCAAACCTACCTGATATAAAACAGATAGACTTTATCAAAGCTATAGCATCTATTTGTGGAACTTTTGCCATTCCCGGCAATGGAAATGTCGTAAGCTTCGTTCCTATTGATACCATCATAGAAAATAAGACCAAAGCTCTGAACTGGACCAAAAGAGTTATCGCCTCATATAGTGCAAACCGTCCTAAAAATATATCTTTCAAAATTGACGGATTCTCTCAAAGGAATGTATACAAATGGAAAAATGACGACAAAAACAAATACAATGGAATCATATACGTTGACGATAAGACTTTGGAATATGAACAGGAAACGCTGACATTGCCTTTCGCAGCGTCTGAAATGAAAGGTGGAATCGCAACTATCCCGATATATTCCTATACATCTGACGGAGCTTTACAATATAACGAAAGTACAGATCCCAGACTACTGGTCCTAAAGAACGACAATACAGCAACTTTTGACGGTCTGGACTGGAACACTATTATTGAAAACAACTACAAATCTTATCAGAAATATATCAGAGAACCTAAGATTATTACCGAGCTGGTAGAAATCAGAGATCATGAATTACGAAACTTGGATATGTCTGTACCTGTTTATCTGGCCCAATATGGAAAATATTACGCAGTCATATCAATAAAAGCAGAGAAAACAGGTATTTGCGAATGTAAACTTTTTCAATTGGATTAATTATGGCAGACAAAGTAGAAAAGATACTTGATATCAAAGTGAATCATGAAAAGGCTATCAAAGCTATAGCCGAGTATCAGACAAAAATCGACAAAGCCAGAGAAGCAGAGGCGAAACTGAAGGAACAGTTAAAGGCTGGAGACATAGAAAGGAAACAGTATAACGAGAGAATGGCAGACTCTAAAATTCATATAGCAGACTGGAATGATTCGATACGTATTATAACGAAAACAATGCAAAATCAGCTCAAGCAAGAGAAGGCACAAGAAAACAGCCTTGTTTCTCTCCGTGCCAAACTGTCAAACCTAACGGCTGAATACGATGCTTTATCCGAAGCGGAACGGAATGCGGCTACAGGCATTAAGTTACGGGATAAAATTAATGAGGTTACTGATGCTCTGAAGGACGCTGAAGAAGAAACACAGCGATATTACCGAAATGTTGGCAATTACAAGGAAGCTATAATGGAAGCCGCCAATGCCAATATCCCGTTCGTGCAGCAGATAAATGTAATGGTGACCTCCTTGGGTGGAGTAAGAAATTATTTGTCTGGAGTAAAAACAGAAATGCTTACTGTTTCGACCACCACAACCGGCTGGATTAAAGTTTTGAAACTGTTGAAAGTTGCTCTACTTGGAACTGGTATTGGAGTATTAATTGTAGCTTTAGGATCTTTGGTATCATGGTTCACCAAAACACAGAAGGGCGTGGAAGCAGCCAATAAGATAATGGGTGCTCTGGGTGCCACTGTTAATGTCTTAATAGACCGGGCGGGCAAGTTGGGAAGTGCTTTAGTGAATCTGTTTACCGGGAACTTCAAACAGGCGGGGAATGATGCCAAATCCATATTCGCTGGTATCGGTGATGAAATAGTCAATGAAACCAAACAGGCGTGGAAGCTGGCAGAAGTCTTGAATGAGATAGACAAGAGGGAAGTCATGCTGTCCATGTCACGTGCCGCTAACCGAGCTGAAATTGAGAAGCTGAAAAAAGCTGCTGATGACCAAACCCTATCCACACAGGAACGTATTAAAGCTGCGGAAAAAGCTGCGGAAATTGAGAAGAAGGACCTTGCCGTACAGACAGAACTAGCAGAAGCAAGACTGGCTAACACCCTTGGATTTACCGAGATGAACAATGAAGTACGCAAGTTGATGGAGCAGATTAAAGCTGGTGATATTACAGCCGATGAAGTAATAGGAAAACTTGGGTTATCAGATAGTACGATAGAAGACCTTAAAGTGTTCCGTGACCAATTCAACGAACTTCAGGAGCTAATGGAAGATAGCTACGGCCGTCAGACAGAGCAGCAAAACACCCTAAACTCTATCCGCCAGGAAGGTGCAGACAAAGCAAAGGAAGCAAAGCAAACAGAACTGGAAGCAGTAAGGGCAGCAGAAGATGCTATGCTTGCCTTAGTGAAAGACAAGAGAGAACAAGCACGGAAAGAGATTGAATTGAACTATTCCCGGCAGATTGAGGATTTGCAAATCAGTTTAAAGCAAGAAGAGAACCTTACCGCCAAGGCTCGTGAAGCCATCAACGCCAAAATAAAGGCTTTGGAACAACAAAAATCTATGGAGCTTAGCAAGTTGTCCGATGAGGAGCTGAAAAAAGAACTGGAGAACCGTTTAAAAATGATATCCCTGCAATTGGAATCGGTCAAGGAAGGCAGCGAGCAGGAGTATCAGTTAAAGATACAACAATTACAAGCACAACAAGAGGCGGAACTTACCAGCACAGAACAAACCGAAGAAATGAAACTGGCCATTAAAGCAAAGTACAATACCAAGATAGACGAACTGGCAACAGTTCATGAGCAGGATATTATCAACAAGCAACAGGAAGCCATGCGCATACGCTTTGAAACGGAAATCGCACAAGCATATGATAACGAAGAGGAAATTCTTCGTATAAGGATGGAACAAAAGAAAGCCGAGCTCGATAGCCTGCAGCAAATGGAAGGTGAAAGTATAGAAGCATTCAATCTTCGCAAGCTGGAAGCACAGAATGCTTATCTGAAAGACAAGAGAGAACTGAGCGATAAGGAGATTGAAATAGAACAAGCTAAATATGAAGCAATGGAACAGGTGACAAATGGCCTTGTAGCTCTCACAGAACAAATTGGGGAGTCTGATAGAGGATTTGCTATGGCAAGCAAAATGTTGGCTTTGGCAGAGATCGCCATCAATTCAGGTAAGGCGATCGCAAAAATGGTATCCGCTGAATCAGGGAAAGGTATTCTTGGTATAGCTACAATGGCATCAGGTATTGCAACAATCCTTTCTAACATTGCAAATGCTGTTAAGATAGTAAAAAGTGCTAAATTTGCAGAAGGTGGTTTGGTTACAGGACCGGGGACAGGAACGAGCGACAGTATTCCGGCACAGTTGTCGAATGGAGAATCCGTTATAACCGCCAAAGCTACGTCCATGTTCGCCCCTATCCTATCATCCTTCAATATGATGGGTGGAGGTGTACCTATTAATGTAACAGCAACGAATAATCAAACTTTAGGCGAAGATATGCTGGCCAGAGCAGTCGCCAAAGGAATGATGATGGCTCCTGCCCCTGTCGTTTCTGTAGAAGAGTTTACTTCAGTTGCGAATAGAATTAAATACATAGAAGAAAGCGGTAGTTTATGAAAGCATACGAACTATTATATATAAACAGGAACACTCTTAGGATAATGTCTGAAATGTCATTAGATGCATCAGATATTAAATACCTAGAAATGTATAAAGACTACACCCGTCTTACGGCTGAAGGTCATAAAAAGGCATATATCATGCAGTACCTGGCAGATGAATACAGCATTTCAGAAAGGACCATCTATAGAGTCATTGACAGGTTGTCCGTTGACGTTTCAATTCAATAAGGGGGAAGATTATTCTTCCCCCTATTTTTTTACTGACAAAGCGTGTCAGTGCTATTATGTTCTGAAATTCTTATAGCCATATACCGTTTTTTACCTTTGCTTCAAAATAGATTATATATGGCGAAATTATACATCAACAAAGATATTGTTGCGGATAAAGACAAAATGGAAAATTGGTATCTAACTGGTGAAGAGGGATTGTCTTTTCCCGATATTCAAAATTTCCTATCTTGGATAGATCCGAATGACCACGTTATTGATATTGAGATACATTCATGCGGTGGTGATGCCGTTGAAGGGTATGCCATTTATGACGCCTTACGTGCTTCAGGAAAGCAAATCAGCTGTACTGCAGTAGGACGATGTGCATCCATGGCAACCGTGATATTATTGGCCGCTGCAAAAGAAAGACGTTTTGCTTATCCACATGCAAAGTTTCTTATTCACAAGCCTTATATGGCTTCATACGATGGAGACCTTGATCTTGAAACCCTAGAATCAATAAAATCAAACTTGGAGAGTGAAAAAAACAAGATGCTAGCTTTGTATGTAGAACGCACAGGATCGGAAGCCTCAGTTATCGAAGCCCAAATGAATAAAGCCGGTTGGTTTGGTGGTGAAACAGCCAAACAATTAGGTTTTATCACGACCGTTCTTATGCCTACAACTGCCAAAGGGAGAACTTACACATTTAATAACAAGAAAATGAACAAAGAAAAAGAAGTAACAGTGAAGCAGACTATCATAGACAGGCTGCTGGCCAAATGCGGCTATCAAAAAATTGAAGACGTACAGGTCGTATCTATGGAATTGACAAATGCCGAAGGTAACACGCTTACCGTGGAAAGAGATGAAGGTGAACCCCAAGTGGGAGATACAGCAAGTCCCGATGGCGAACATGTCATGCCTGACGGAAAGACTATCATTGTGACAGATGGCGTTATTACAGAAATTAAAGATCCTGATGAATTGGAAGAGGATGAAGTGAAAGCTTTAAAAGCCCGTATAGAAGAGTTGGAAACTGAGAATGCTTCTCTAAAGACGAATGCCCGTACCATTGAGGACAACAAGATTCTGAACGCAGTCCGTATGGCCGGGGGCGAAAACTGGCTGGCAAAACATTGTAGTACTTATAAAGTGTCAGCTCGTACCCAAACGTTCAACAAGGGTATAAAAGGAGTAGAAGAAAATGAAACGCCTATTCAGAGAAAACTTCGTGAAGAAAGAGAAAAAAGAAACAACAAGTAATAAAAGGAGGGGAAATGCCTATTTTAGATTTTGACAAACTTACACCTGATAATCAGGCTGTAAAAGACTTGAAAGACCTTATTCAGTTAACAGTCTTTCAAAACGAAGACATGGAGCGTTTTATGACGTTTATGCCCAATGTGACTAACGGTAAAAAAGCAGGTTTTATCGGTGAAATGGAAGATATCGGAATAGCCGGCTCCGGATGCGACCCTGAATATAAAAAAGTGGCTATCGCTGCCGCCCAAAAGGAATGGGAAATCGGAGATTGGCAAATTCCTTTGGAAATGTGCTATACAGACTTGGAAAACACCATTGCCAAGTACTGCCTTAAAACGGGAACAAATATAGGAGACCTGACATCGACCGAATATATGGACGGTATTGTACTGCCGAAGCTGTCTGAAGCTATGATGAAAATGATGTGGCGTTTTACATGGTTTGGAGATAAATCAGCAGCGTCTGTCACTGGAGGTGGTCAAATCACTGACGGAGTAAACATCGAACTATTTAAAACATGTGACGGTTTTTTCAAACGTCTGTTTGCCATCTGTACCAACAATACCGAACAGCACACTGAAATTGCAGCCAACGCAGAAGAATCATATGCATTACAAAAATCAAAGATGAAAGAAACAGGCATTGCCACATCAATATTCGATGCGATGTTGCAAGATGCCGACAGCCGGATTTTCCAAAAAGACGGATGCGCAATTTTCGCCACCAAGTCAATGTGCGATGCTCTGACTCACGATATGAAAGAAAAGTACAAGGTAATCATGCCCTGGGAAGTTGTATTTGACGGTGTAGAGGTCAGCAAATACGATGGAACAACCATCGTTAAATGTTCCATTTGGGATAGATTTATTCAAGCCTATCAGAACAACAAAACCAAACTTAACTTACCGCATCGTGCTGTTTTATGTTCTCCTGAGAACTTGATGTATGGATGTGAGGGCACCGAACCGATGTCGGACTTGGATATCTGGTTTGATAAGAAAGCCCGCAAGAACTACATTTATTCAACAGGAAAATTAGGTTCCATGATTGGCGAAGATGAGTTGGTACAGGTAGCATACTAACGAAAAAGAGCAAATATGGCAATATGTGATATAACAATCAAAAAGGACATCGCACCATCGTGCGATGATCCTATCGTTCCCGGGCTGGAACAGGAAGGTGTGATAATGAATCGCGCAGACGTGGATTTCGGTGCGGTTACATTCAACGCAACCCGTAAGAATGTGATCGAAACTCTTGCACTGAAAACAGGTAAAAAAGGTTACAAGGTACAGGTATTCGGTGCAACCCCCTTTACTGGTACCAATACAACCTTGGCAACAGGAACCTATCGTAACACGTTTACTAACACAGTGAACATGGTTGTATTAGCAAATGACCCCGATGTATGCAATGACATTATTGACGGGCTTGCTAACGGTGATTTTGTCGTTGTATTGGAAAATAAAGCCAAAGGGTTAAATAAAACCGAAAATCCGGGAGATTCAGCTTTCCAGATTTACGGTTACTACCAAGGTTTGAAAGCCGCAGAGATCGGCAATGACAAGTATTCCGAAGAAACGGAAGGGGGATGGAATATCTCTTTGCAAGAAACCAAGGTTCCCAAATCAGCATTATTCTTGTACAAAACATCTTACGATGCGACAAAAACGCTTGTTGAAACACTGACAAAACCAACTGAATGATTATGGAGTTAGAAGAAGTGGTTGATAAATTAAAGGAGCTAGGAGAACTTCCCTCCTACTCCTCTTCTGATAAATCGGAGATAGAAAGATTGTACAAGGAAGTATTAGGAAAAGAATTCACCAAGACATCGTGTAACGACTGCTATCGCGATGCTGTAATCGAAATGACTGTTTACATCAAAAAGAATAACCGTATGAAAGAAAAATGTAATTATATATTAAAGAATGGTGTCCTGCTTCAACCGGAGTTCGGAAGCAATAAAATGTACACTAATGACAACCTCACTGATGAAGTTGCTGAAAAGTACCTTGCCAAAAATCCGAAAGGTGAAATTTATTTCGCCCATGTACCTACGGACTGGAAAGAACGTGTTAACAAATGTGGATACAATCAAAGCCTGCTTGATTCAATGGTAGAATCATTACAAGACGGAGTTTCTGAAGAATCCGTGGCTGACACGTTGAAAGATTTCCAAATCAACGGCAAGAAAATCAGTAAAAAAGTTCTGAATCTGCATCTAAGCAAGGCCATTGAAATTGTGAACGCAATGAATGGAGAAGGCGAAGATAAAGTTGAATAAAAGAAATAAAGGACGAACGTAAACCTCGCGAATATGAGAGTAAGAGATCTAAAAAAGAAAAGCAGTAACCGCATTGATACAAGCTATTTACAAAATCTAGGAATTCAAGCCTACGGACAGGACAACCTATATCCGCAGACATTAAAGAATATCATTGCTGCAAGCTCTACTGCATCTGAATGCTCAGACCGTTTCGCTGACTTCATTGAAGGAAACGGATTCCGTGAGGTTGCTTTTTCCAAATATGTAGTCAATCGAAAAGGTGACACATTGGATGATGTACACATGTTACTATGTAAAGACATGTCCGAACTCAATGGAATAGCAATCCATGTTAACTACAATGTTTTCTGTGAGATAGTGGAGATGCAGCACGTACCGTTTGAAAATTGCCGTCTGACGGAAGAAGATGAAAACGGTTATGTGGCAAAAATAGCAGTACATCCAGACTGGAGCGGAAAGAAGACACGTAAAGGGAAAGCTCTGCAGGTCAAGAAAGAAAACATCGACTACATAGACGTTTTTAACCCCAAAAAAGATGTGATACTAGCTCAAATAGAAGCTGCCGGAGGCATTGAATACTACAAAGGTCAAATCCTATGGGTGTCAATGGCCGGAAAAAATACTTATCCTGTCGGGAAAGGTGACCGGGTGGCTACAGAAATGAGTACCGATGAAGGGCTGTCCAATGTCAAGTACAGAAATGTACGAAATAATTTCTTCCCTGGCGCTATGGTATTCACCAAAAAGGGATCGAACATAACCTTTGACGAAGAAGGCAACGAAGTGAAAGATACAGACGATGACGACAGTTTCTCAAATACACTCATCCAGTTGCAAGGTGATACGAATGCAGGAAAGATTATGGAAGTTACTTTAGAAAGCGATGAGGAAAAACCTGAAATAATAAATCTGAACTCACAAAATTACGACAAAGAATTTACCGTTACTGACGCAAGTGTGGTTGAACGTATTTATTCAGCTTATGGCCAAGAGCCATGGTATTGCATCCGTATTGGTAAAGTCGGATTCTCAGGCGATATTTTGGAAGATGCCTTCGAATACTATAACTCTATCGTCAGCAAACAACAACGTCTTATAGAACGCACGCTAAGTCGTGTGTTCAGCTATTGGCACGAAGTAGCCAATCCTTCAGGAGATTTCAGTGTCGAACCATTAAAGTATATAAGAAATGCAGCAATATCTAATAACAACAGATGAAGTGTCAGCTTTATCTCGCGGAATGTCTGTACATCTCGATCCTGACAAGATAGAAACCTATATCCGTGAGTCGGAGAATATCTACATCAAATCAGCGTTAGGAGACGAACTGTTCCTTGATGTAAAAACGAATCCGGATAAATACGCATTATTACTTGACGGTGGTACTTACGAAACCAAATGCAAGGAAAAGAAACTTTTCACCGGGCTCCGTATAGCATTGGCATACTATACCTATGCCTGTATTGTCAAAAATGGAGATGGGAATGTATCCCGTTTCGGCTTCGTGAACAAGGAAGGTGAATATAGCAGTCATACAGTATTCAAGGAAAAGATGATGGTGTATAGCGATGCATGTAGTATAGCTGACCGCTACCTGAAAGAATGCGTGCTTTACCTAAAAGAATGCTGTATGCCACTTTATAACGGTGAAGGGAAATTAAAATCTAATAGAACTGTTTTTCGTGTAATAGGAGAATGAGCGATTCTGTTGACATATTAAAGAAACTGGCTCTTCAAGTAAGAAACGCATCTGTAGAAGGAGAGAATACAGCTGAAAGAATTGGGCGCATATTTATCGGGATTCTAGAAAACATGGATAATTCTGATATAGAAAAGCTCACCAAATACTTTTTACGCAAAGATAAAGAAGACACTGCCAATGAGCTGATCACTTTTTTGAAAGGTCTTTTGATTGGTAAGAACGGTAGTGGAATTACTGTACTGGAAGATGGTACCTCTCAAGCCGTTGTTGACCGCTTGTATGTGAAGATTAAGGCTGTCTTTGACGAGCTTGAAGTGAAAAAGAAAACGCATGTTGGTGGTGAACAGATCATATCTCCGGCCGGATTGAAGTGTGTCCGTGTGGAGGAACTTGATGAGAGCTACCGTTGTTTCTTTTTGTCGGAAGTCGATGGAGTGACAATCAATAACGAATTTACAGTCGGTACATTAGCATTAGCCCAAGAATTTAACATTAAAGAAGGAACATCTCATAATGTATCCAACCGCTACTACTGGCGCGAGGTGACAGGAGTAGGAGCTGACTATATTGACTTGAGCAAAACCAATGCCGACAAGGACAGTGATATTCCGGTTGCCGGTGATGATATTATTGGTTTGGGACACTTGACGGATATCACTCGTCAGGCAGCTATAATCCTTTCTTCTGTTAATGAAACTTCGCCTTCTATTATTTTCTATCAAGGTATCAACTCTTTCTCTCTTGCCGGGAAAGAAGTCATCGGGCTGGGCTTTGACAAGTCCACCGGACACGCCTATATCAATGTGTATGGTGATGCCTATATCGGTGCCAAGGATGAGAGCACTTACATCCGTTATACACAAAAAGGCGGTGTTGATATCAAGGGTATGTTCCATATCGAGCAGGGTTCCACCGGATGGCGTAATATGGAAGGTCTTCCGGATGAGATACAGGCGGCGGCTGATCTGGCCCAAGAGGCTAAGGATGCGATAGACAATGCCGCCGTTGGTAGTGTCAATCTGTTGCGCAATTCTGGATTTACGGGAGATTATGAAACAGAGGACCTGTCTGCCGCTACCGAGCTATCGGCGGATACCGAACTTTTTAGCAAGCAACTGGAATATTGGACGGGAGTGGCTACCGTATCTGCGGACAGTGATGCCGGCTCCGGGTACTCTGCCGCAATCGGTAGTTTGTCCCAGTCCGTATCATTGATTAAAGGAGAAAGTTATGTTATCAGTTATAAAGCAAAGGGTACGTCTGTGTCTGTTTCGTGCGGTTCTTTCAGTGTTTCTCAACCTCTCACATCCTCTTATCAGAGATATACCCATAAGATCACCTTCAATGGCAGTGGTATATTTCTTATCAGTGGTACCGCAACCGTTTGTGACCTTCAGTTAGAGCGTGGGACCATCGCCACCGATTGGAAGCCTTCAATTCTTGATAACGACAAGTCCATGGCCGGTTTTCAGGCGATTAATTATATCGCCAGCGCGATCAAAGATGGTTCTGTGGATATCCTTGGCGGTCTGATCCTTGCCAATATGATCCAACTGGGCAACTACAAGGATGGCAAGATGCAGAAGGTCACCGCCGGAGTGAGCGGCATATACAATGACGATGATGATGTGGCGTTTTGGGCAGGAGGAAAACTGGAACAGGCGATTCTGACCGTAATGAAGTTTCGTAATGATCCGAATTATCAACCCACCGATGAAGAATGGGCGAATATGGCGAACTTTGTTGCGACTCATGGCGGTGATGTTTTTTTGAGAGGATATATCTATGCTCTAGGTGGTAAGTTCAGAGGGGAAGTCAATGCGGAAAGCGGAATCTTTAAAAATGTAAAGTCACCTAACGGTAATTTTAAAATTGATGAGGATGGCAATATATGGATAAAGGGAGAGGGAGAGTTTAGTGGTACTGTCAATGTTATATCATCCAATGGTTACAAGATCGTAATATCCCCTGAGGATGAGTATTCCGTACCGTCTATCAGAATGTATGATTATAATGGGGAAGAACTGTTCAGTATCTCCCTACAGTACGGACTTGGAGGGATGATTCCCAATATTTCCATGTTCGATCCTTTCAACAGTAATAGATTGTATTTCCGCCCGGACAGTATGGTTGTCGAGCAAAAAGGAAGTGACGGTTATATATATCAGACCCAGATAATGGGAGGACGCATCATTATGGTTAAAGGATCTGAGATTGTATGGGATCAAAACCAACTGCCTAAATAAAATGAAGTGATATGGAACTTAATTCGATCAATAAAACAGGTACTTGGAGTGAGGCGGCAGACCGTCTTAACAACAACTTTAGCAAGACGTCCGCCGAAGTGGAGAAGGTCAAGCAGAACGGCATCCGCAACAAAGGCTTGTTCTCTAGTCTTAAATTGCTGGAAGAGACTGTACCATCTCCAATTGTAGGTGACTGGGCTGTTGTGGGGGATACCATACCGGGACCTATATATGAATGCAAGATAAAGGGGAAATGGAGTCCTACAGGCACGACAGGAGGTGGCGGAAGTGTTGACTTGAACGGATACCTGACAGCCGAGGAGATA